TGATGCCGTTCTGGAGACTCATTGGGCACCTTGCAGGACGCCGTTGGAGTTGCCGGTGTCGACACCCAGGAGACTGTTGATGCGGTTCATGCGATCGCCTTGCGGCGTCCGGGCCGGCACGTTCTGCCGCGTGTAGGTGCGGTTGGTGTCCGTGGGCTGCGTCCTCAGGCCGGCGTTGGGCGTGCCGCCTTGACTGGCGCCCGAGGGCCCTTGCGTGGGTGGGGCGGCGATGGTCACCACGTCGAGCAAGTCCGGCATGTCCATGAAGTTGGCCACCTTCATGAGGAAGGCGTTGAGGTCGAGCTTCAGTCCTTGCTGCACGAGAATTGGCATCAAGGGGATAATCACTTGCTGCATAATCTGCATCAAGGCTTGCATCCTGGTCTGCGGCGTCTGGTGGGCCATGGAGTAAGGATCGACGGCCAGCGACAGGTCTTCGAACTTGCCCTGCTTCCTCATGGCAGGGGTCACCTGACGGTTGATGGTGAATTCGGGCATGCCTGGGAGGGCGTGGACGCTGTGCTGGATCTTGACCGGGTCGTGCCACCAGTACCACAAGAGCGCCGTGATGACCTCGGAGGCGAAGTTGACGGTGCTTTCTTGCATGTCGGCGATCGCGGTACCCGAGTTCTGGTTGAGGAGCTGATCTTGACTGGCCGTCTTGGACTGGGGCCCCAGGCCGCCCATGAGTTCGAGACCGCCGCCGAGCCAGCTGAACAGGTCGCGGAAGCCCTCGGACATGCCAAAGAGGGTGCGGGCGTGCTGGGCGTTCATGACAACCTGCGCGAAGTTCTTCGGGTCATCAACCTGGATAATGTCGCCGTCGTTGGCGTTCATGATCCGGGTGCCCTGTTCGGTAGCGCCGTTCTGCACCAGACCGATTTCCTTCAAGCGGTCGAGCGACCGAATCAGCTTGCGGAAGACGCGGTTGACCGAGTCGTGCAGGTCGATCAGGTCCTGGAGCGGGGCTTTGGGCATGGCGTTGGCCGGCACCAGGCCGAGGCCGAGGGTGCGGTAGGGACCGAGGGGTGAGCCGACCCAGTTTTGCACGCGCAGGGGCTCGTCGTCAACCACCGTCGAGCCGACCAGGTAATCGTCGGCCAGGGTCACCACCTGGCGGTGCCGGGGCAGATAGACCTCCCAAAGGTCGATCATGTCCTCGTACTCTTCCTGGTTGGAGTAGTAGCCGCGGCCCAGGACGTTGGCGCGTTCGTCGCCCTCTTGATTGAAGAACTTGTCTTCTTGCGGCTCCAGCAGACGGCGACTCTTGGTGTAGTATTTGGAGTCCTTGACGATATCTAAAGGGACGCGGAAGCGGTGGCCGATATAACCCACTTCCTCGAAGGTGCGGGCGTGGATGTCGTAGACGAAGTCGTCCAGGTCCACGCATTTGGCGAAGGGCTCGCCCGAGGCCAGTTGCCAGGCGTACACGCCGGCCTCGGCGGGGCTGGCCAGGGCGATCTTGACGATGCCCACACTGAACAGAGCGTCGGTGACGGCCCGGCGCAGGGTCTCCTGAAGCTTGACGTGCTTGATTTGCTTGTTGGCCCAGTCGGTCATGGCACTGACCATGGGCTTCAGTTGCGTGTCGAAGGTGGAAATCAATACGCGCGGGTTCTTGGCGACCAGGCGACGGCCGACGATGGACACGTATTGACCGACCAGGTTGACCGGCACCTTCTCCGTGGTCCCTTCCTCGGACCAGTGCTGCCCCACGTACTGGCGGATCATCTTGACGCGCTCTTCGCGGGCCCGGGCCATGAAGAGACGCGCCCGCTTCATGGCCTCGCACAGGCGCTTGAGGTCGAGATGCTTGGAGGTTTGGCGAATCTGCCGCAGCCGTGCCACGGCTGTCCCTTCTCCCTCACAGGTGCGCAGCTGCGCACCTAGCCTGTCCACTCGTCTTCCTGGGGGGCATTATCGGCCATCTGGTGACGCCAGGCAAGATCGGCTGGCGACAGGGGCCGCTCCTGGGCCTCATGCTTGGGGCGGCGAATGTTCAATTGCTTGACCATCTTCCAGGCTAAAGCCGCACCCATGACGCGGTCGCCGTGGTTGACCCCGGCGCCCGTAGGATCTTCAGCCGTGTAATCCATAGGGTGGCCAACATTGCCCTGGGTGTCATAGCGGTACTCCAGGGCCTCCTTGTAGACCAGTTCGTCACGCTCGACATACTCACTGCGGCTGAGGCCATGGCGGAACTCGTCCAAGAGCAAACGCTTCTGTTGCGGCGCCGGGTACCAGCCGGGGATCTTGCTCTTTATAGCCCCGGCGAGGCGGATATCCCCTTCGCGGAAATAAACACGACGGTAACCCAGCTCGAGCACGGTCTTGCCGAAGAGCTGCCCAGGACCGTGATGCTCCCAGGCGAACAGGGCAGGCTCAGTAAACTCGTCACAAAACAGGTAGCAGACCGCCATGAAGAGCGGGGCGATTTCTTTGGGCGGGATGTGCGGTGTGTCATAGGCAGCCACCTTCTCGCCCGTTTGAGCATTGATGACTGAGAGCGTAGAATTAGTGGCACCCTGGCCGGCGGACAGGTCGGCGCCGGCGCCATAGGAGCCTATGGGCAAATGCTGGCCGTCTATGGGATTGAGCCAAAGGCGGAGAGGACCACCCGGCACGGCTACAAGGCCAAGCGGGCGGCCGGCGTCACGGTCGTAGTGCAGGTCGCCCTGCCAGAGCGGCTCCCGCGCATAGCGCTCTTTAAGCTCTCGTAAGGTGAGGGGATTGAAAAACTGGGAGACGCTGCCGCCGGGATCAATGTCCAGATCCATGGCCACGGCCCGCGGGTCGCCCTTCCTTAGACAGGCGCGATCATACCAAGGCGAGCGCAAACCAGGCCGGGGACCGCCGGCGGGGGCCTCGGACTTAACGAACTGAAAATCGGCGGGGTAAAGGAAGGTCGTATCGTGGATACGCACCTGGTTAGCAGCCTTGTCGTAGGAGTACAGCCCCTTACGCTTCTCGGGGTGATCCGTCCAATGCAGGACCAGCTTGTGCATGTCGACACGGGCCGCCACCTGGTGAAAGGCCGAATTGGTCCCTTTGTGCGTGCCGTTGAAGAGGCGACAATCCGTCGTGTCACTGGTGCGGTGCAAGACCTCGAAATCCTCGCGGATCTGACTAAACTCGTCAATCAACATCGCCGTCGCCCGACCTCCCACCCCAGCCTTGCCCGTCGAGGCCTGCCCGTTTACGTAGCACTCGTACTCCGGATTCTCGAACACCATGGACTGCCGATGACTGTGCGGGTTATAACCCTCGGGCTGCAACCAGTCCGGCAGGTACTTCATGAAGAAGTCGGCCTTCCACAGGAGCGAGTCGGGGTCCTTGGGATCGTCGACCGCGTCCTCATTGCGGCTGATGACCAGGAACTTCTGCCACCTGCGGAAACGCCAGCACCAGAAGAGCGCCAGGAGCAGGAGCCAGGAAGCGCCCATGTCGCGGGACTTCTCGACCAGCAGATCCTCGCCATGGTCAATGGCCCACATTATGCCGATATCCTCGGGACGGTCATCTGTGTCATCCCAGGGGACATGAGCCTCCTTAAGCAGAGCGCGCTCCTGGATCGGCCAGGTGCAGAAGGGACCCACGCGCTCCGCCCGGCTCTCCTCTTCCTTCTTGCGGGGGTCATTTTGCCAGATAAACGCATTGATCCAAAAGAGAATGTCCTGGGCGCAGGCTTCCGTAAGTGCCGCCTGCCGTTTAGGATTACCTTTAGCCCAGGCGAGCAGGTCTCGCCGCCACAAGATGTTGGTCTTGGGATCCCGGGGTACCTGAAGATGATAGGGCCCCGTGCGTAGACCCGTGTGAGGGACGTTCATGGCTCTTCTGGAGGAACTGCTGGACCCGACCGTAACCCACGAGGAAGCGCAGGTGGGCGCTCAAGTTCGGCAAGGACATGCCGGATCAAATCCTCGGCACGCTCCTGCCCCCTGTCCGGTTCGACAACGGGCCCGACAGCTGGCTTCGCTGCGCCTTCGCCTTTGGCGAGCGACAAACGGTAATCCTTCTCCGCCTGATTGAGTAGCCGGAGGTAGTTGGCCGGGTCTCGATCCCACAACTGCTGCAACTTCATCTGAATGTGCGTCG